AGTTTGTGCCATGTTACGTCTGATAACAACTGTAACTCCACTTGCAGGTGCAGTAACAAACACAACATTACCACCACTAGCATTACCTGCATTGGTAACTGTGTAATTTGTTGTTAGACTCTGTACTGTTTCTACACCAGTAGCCGATCTAAGTATTACAGTAAGGTCTGCGTCAGCAAATATCTTGAAAGCATATGCAAATGTAGTGGTACTTCCGTTGCCACTGTAACTGTTTTTTGTGGTTGTGCTACTAACTGTCATAACTACCTCATTTCTACGTTATAATCTTTTTTGCTAAATTAATCAAATTCATTTTATTTCTTCATAGGCTTTCAAAGTTTCTTTAGATATATCAATCATTGTTTGATAAAGCTCATCAATAAGTTGACGTTTTTCAACATCTGATATTTCTGTGTTTGCATATGTCTTTCTTATTACTGCCCTTATATTAGACATTGCTTCGGCTGGTTGCTCAAACAACAATAATCCTGGATCTGAATTATCCATTACTTTTGCTAACTCATTAAAGTTACCTTCTTTTTCCAGATTGCTGATTATGCCTTTTAAAGCTAATCCTTGTTGCTGTTTTTTGTAAAATTTTTGTATATACTCTGATGAACCACTTGGGTTACGAACTAAAAATGATTTTATTACAGGTATATCCTCTAACATCATAGCAGGTTTATCTGGCGTTTCTATTACACCAAGTTGTTTTAAAGCAAAGTCAGAAGTTTGTATAGCATATCTACCTAAAGTTCCTGTCCAATTCTGTACTATAGAATCAATTCTAGCTGGACTACCAACTCTCCCACCTGTTATTTCAGATAATTGTTTGCCTAATAATTTAGCTGTTTCGCTTGTGTATTCATTGTATTGATACTGTGGCATACCTGCTTCAGCAAATTTTTCTGTACCATATGGTATAATTGGCAAATCAGTAAACAAACTTTTATTTGACCATGATTCCACAAAAGGTTTTGCAAAATCTGGTATTGGAGCTAAACCTGATAAGTTACTTGTAACAAATTGTTTTACAAATTCTGCAAATTCTGGACCTTTGTTTTCAAATGCCCAATCCAATGCTCTTTCTGGCAAAGTTCCAAACAACAACCCTGGCTCAAAAGGTTTTGGGATTCTATAAATGGTATAATCATTATCATCTTTCATTATAGCATCACCTACGCCAATTTCAGGTGTTATAACAATCCAAAACAAATCCTTTTGCCATTGAGGTAACTGTTTATATCTTTCGTCATCATGGTTTACCCACCACAACAATAAACTTGGTGCAGTAATATATTTAAAAACTCTCCAGCTTGTTTGAGTTGGATTTTCTTTAAATGCTTTAACTAGTCTGGCATAACCCTGTAACCTAGCGTTAAAAAAAGATGTAATCATATTTAGTGCTTGCACCTTTGTACCAATCTTAGCAAAATCTATACTTAAATCCCTGCCTTCGAAACCTGCTGTTTCGGCTATATCCCTATCACTTATATTACCTTTTTGGCTTCGTAATTGCTGATGAGTTAATTTCATATTGCCTATTCTTGATGTGCTTTCAAATAACTCTGACATTATTCTAAGCATTTCAAGTGGATTACTAATTTGATTTCTTACTTTTCCTCCATATAAAAACTTAGCTATATCTTTTTGAAAATAATTTCTATCCATACTTATTACTGTAGACTGCAAACCACCTGATTTAACCCATTCTTGATAAACTTTATCTTGTTTTATCATATGCCAAAAACCCATTGTAGAATGTACAAATGGTATAAAGTCTCTACTTGATGTGATTGCAGATGTAACAGTATCTCTATTGAAGTTTCTTAACATAAAGTCAGGAGCAAGTGTGGCACCTGCTCTAAGTAACCTAGACGGAACTGATAAAAACTTTATAAGCATATTTGCTTCATAAGCATTTGTGTTTTTAAAAGCTGAAGCTAATTCTTTACCAACTTCCCAAACTTCTCTTTTGCCATTTCTATAAATAGCTATTTCTGTAGGACTTACTATCCCATGCTCTCTTCTAAAAACAGTAATACCTTCTGCAAACTCAGGCTTTATTGGTGCATCAAATGCTTCTTGCATTTCTTTAGCTTCAACTTTGGTTGGTTTTATTCTTCCCTTTTTCTTTATATTAGGAAATGTTTCAGGTAAAGTTTCAACCATCTCAATGAATTTTACAAAAGAATTGTTACGTTCAGCCATGACAACATGGTGCATTGTATTTTTGTAGATGCTTTGTATAGGGTCTTCTATTTTATATTTCCCACCTGCAAATTGCTTGTATGGGTTTTTTACAGCATTTCCAAAAGATGACTTAGCACCTAATATTGTGCTGTCTAATACCTTGTAAAAGGGTACATAATCTCTATTAGCTTCTAACATTAAGTTAGCATTTTCTCTTGCGATAATACCACTATCAACAAGGTAATCCATAATTCTTGTTTGATATTGTACCACCTCTTTTAGAACTGGCTCCCATTTAGGTCCTAACTCTCTTACCACTGCCCTGGCTTCCTCCAAAGGAAAACCTGTTTCCTTACCTTGTTCTGCTTTTTCTAATGCTCTTTTAGAAACAAAGTAAGATATTGCTTCTTTCATGTCCTTCGCATTTTTAATAGGCTCTAAAACTTGTATTAAAGATTTGCCATTGTTTTTTAATGTTTTAAAATTAAGCGTTCCAAATCTTATAAAGTGCATGGCTCTACCTTCCATGCCTGGCTGTATTCTAGCTGTTTTATAAGGGTCTAAATACCCTTCTGGAAATTTGCCACCTGCTTTTTCAAACTCACGAACAGCAACAAATATAGGATGCAATTTATCAAGTGTTTCTGTTATAAATCTACTTTTAAACTGCTCCATATTAACTCTTGGTTTTGGTGAACTAGCTCCTACATTTTCTATTATTTTATTAACAGCATCTGATGTTTTAATATTTAATATTTCAGGCTCGACATTACCTCTTTGATTGTAATCAACAACTTCTTCTGGTCTGGTCAAAGATTTATTGCCAATATTTTCTGGAACAATCCTATCCTTCATTTGTATTTCAAAATCTCTTACTTGAGCAAAGTCAATACCTTTTCTTTTTATTACTTCATTTGCAACATCCATAAATTCCTTATATTCAGCTATTTCTTTTTCAGTGTATCCTCTTGCCCTGCTAAATTGTTCAGGAGTTACCTTTGGATCTTCCAACATTTTTTGCAATTCAGGTGTTATTGTTTCTTGAGGTTTTTCAGCTTTAGTAACAATATCAGTTAATTTATCAAACCTTTCTAATAATTCTTTCTCAGGTACTTTTTCTAAAATTTCCTGAACAGATTTTTCTGGTTTTTGTTTAGCAGCTTCTTCTATAGCTGTTTTTTTAGATTTTGGTTTTGCTTTAGAACCTTCTACAAATGGCTCTATCTTATCTGTTGCAACTACTTCATCCCTAAACTCTTTAATGTTTCTGCTTGTAACATCTTCAAACTTTTTAGGGTCTCGCAAAACTTCTTCCACAACATCTGATGGTGATTTGTTAGTTTTCTTAACTCTATTGAAAACCATTTTAGTGCCTTTAACACCAGCTTCTAAACCACCGAATGTTGCTAAAACTAACCCTGTATTTATTAATTCATCTTTTGTTGGCATTTTTTGCTCTAATGCTGAACCAACACCAACAAATGCAGCATACTGTGTTAAATACTTTCCAATAATATTTTTGTTAAATCCAAGTGTTTTTGGCAAACCCATGGCTGTTCCTAGCGTAATACCTGATTTTACACCTTCTTTTACGCCATGATCTATATATATTTTCCACCAATCAGAAAAGTTTTCTACATCACCTTTTTGCAAGGCTTCTAAGTACATACCTTTAATACTTTCATTTACAAATCCAGCACCAAATCCTGTGGCATACTGATTACCACCCGTTAGCCTGTTACCAATAGCTCCACCTACTAAATATCCAGGAAGATCAGCTATAATTGTACCCATACTAGAAAGCCATCTTTCAACATGACCTGTATCTTCAGGCTCTTCTGAGAATGCCTGATTTATATCAATTCCGTCTTCTCCTTTTGTGTGATAAGACAAAGCTATGTTTGGTAAAGAAGCACCAACACCTCTTTTCCAAAAACTATCCCAAAATTGTGCTTCATCCCCCACTGCCCATTGTTTAGCATCTTCTAATTTTTTGCCTATATAATCTGCACTTTCCTGTTTTACTTCTTGCCAAAAATTAGTTATTGGATTTGCAACATTTTCATTTTCTGCTGGATCGACAGTTCCAAGAAAATCATTAATTTCATTATCAGAAACACCTGTGCTTTTTAAAAGATCTATTTGATCGTCTTTATATTTTTTTAATTGATCTTCATCAACGCCTGTGGCTTCCAGTAAGTTTAATTCATCATTAAAATTGCTCATTATTGATTACCTAATAACTCTTTATATTTCTTAAACTTACCACTAGTTTTGTAATTATTATATTCTTCAGACTTAACCCATTCCTCAATAGACATATTTGCAGGTTTTTGTGGTGGAGCCAAATCTGATATCTGCAACTCTTGTATAGGTTTGTAATAATCACTTATGCTTTTTAAAATATCTTTATTTGATTTTCTGTAAGCATCATCTTCTTTTAATATATAATTAGGACTTCTTGGATTTAATAATTGATCTGGTGTCAGTCCTTTGCTTAATCCAAACTGATACCTACCACGCATTTGCACTTGAAAATCATAAAAGTCCTCTTCACCCTTTGGGTTCATCCTAGCAAAAGCACCTGACCCAACAATCAATGATTTATTACCTTTAAGAAATGTTTGAAATCTATTTTCTGCAACAACCATTGCTTTAGCTTCAGTACTTATTGTTTGACTATTCATACTATCTATGGATGATTTAAAATATTTAATATCGTTTGCACTAAAATCAGTGCCAAATCTTTCCAATATATTTCTTTCGGGATCAGCAGGTTTATCTGTAGGCAATGAAAATGTTGTAGTGACATCTTTCACAGCACCAGTAAAAATTAGTTCCTGTGTCTTTGCATAAGCAATAGGTTTGCTGTCAGTTAAAACTGTGCCACTAATTACTTTGTTTTTCATGGCTATTAAAGAATCCTTTAGAGTTTGACCTTTAGTACCTTGAAAATTTAAGTCATTTATCTCTGCTATACTAATTTCATTATTTACAACTTTATCAACATTATCTGTAAATAGATTATCATTAGCTTCATTTTCTTTCCTATCCTTTTGCTGTTGTGCAAATTTAATATCACTTCTTACATTATCTTTTTGTGATTTAAGTGCGTTATTTACTGCAATCTTGTCTTCTTTAGACATAAGATTGTATTTCTCTTGTGCCAAAGAATTAAAACTAAAATCACCTTTTATTGCTTTGTCTAAATTAACTAGAACCTCTTCTTCAGAAACTGAAGACATATCACCATCACCATCATCAACCATGCTTATAGTAGCTGAAGCAACAACATCTGCTATATCTTTTTTTCTTATTTCAATTTTTTTTGAATTCAATTTAGAAAGCCGTGTTTCCCTTTGACCTTCTGAGTTGTAAAGATTACTTGTATTTACTCTTTTTATTAAATCATCAACTTCGCTAATTGTCGTAGCTTTTCTTGTTAAAGAACCTATAGTTTTTATCTCAAGCTCTGCACCAAAATTATTTAAATCATAATTTAATTTTAATCCCTTAAGTTGACCATCTTCTATAATTTTGTTTGAGTCAGTTAATAAAGTTGCAAACTCTGGATCATTTCGATTCAGTGTCGAAAGTTTGTTTAAATTAAACTTTAATGTTTTGTTAGCTGCATCAGATCTTACGGCTTGACCACGATTAAATGTAAATTGTTTGCCTTTTGTTAACTTTGTCCTAAATATATCTGTTAATTGATTTTTTACATTTTGTTTTTGTTTATTTGTTATCTTAAGAGTGTCAATTCTTTTTAATGTAGGACTTATAATCTTTGTATTAAAATTATTTTCAAAAGTTGTTGTATCTGTTTCTGTGCTATTTAGATTAAAATCATCAGAGGAAGATGCAAACTTTAAATATTCTTCATGGAACACTCTATCTGTTTCTGCTTTTTTTTCAGCTTCGCCAAATTGTATTGCTATATTTCCTGCTGTTTTTGCAAACTCTGCTGATGCTTGACCAACGGCAGTAAATGCACCAAATGATGCTCTTGGCGATAATTGCCCTGCTGTTTTGCCTACCTGTTGCCCTAAACCTTTGTTATATAATGGTATTTTCATATTATCACCTAACTTAATAAAGAAGCTGATTCTTTACCAGCCGAAAGCAATGTTGTATATGCTTGGGTTCTATAAGCAGTTCTTCTTGCATTGCCTTCTGCTCTTGCCAATCCTGCTTCTGCTGTTTTTGCAAATTGTTCTATTTTACTTGCTTGCTGTATATTGATTGCATCAAGTTCTGTATTGAAATAAGCATCAGCCAATGCTTGCAAAGGACTGCCAGACATTTGTATACCAGACTTAGCCGTAGCTACCCTTTGCATACCTATTAATCTATCAGATTGTTTTCTTAGTGCCGCTTCTTCTTGTGTTTTTTTACGTTGTAATAACTCTGCCTCAGCTTCTGCAACTTTAGCATTATATTCACCAACTTGCTTTGCAGCTTTTGCTGAAGCCATATTTCCTTTATAACCAACAAACCCTGAAGCACCTGCTGCAACTGCTGCTATTGTTACTGGATCCATTACGCCACCCTCGCAAAACGATAATAATCTGATCCATCAGGACCAAACTTCTTCATTAAACCTTCATTCTCAAAACCCAACCACTCAACATATCTTATAGCTTGTTTGTCATTTGCATG